AATCACCCAGGCGGCGTACTGCGCCTGAATCCGCAAGTCGGTCATCAGCACGTCACCACAGGCGATGACCGCCTCCGCCAGGAGGAAGCCATCCGTCGTTTTCACGTCGCCGCGCTTTGGATGTCTATGCGCCATGGGCCACCAACTTGGCGACGGCCGCGGCCTTGTGGTCTGGACTCAAGTGGCTATACCGCAAGGTCATTTTCAAATCGCTGTGCCCGAGCAGCTCGCGCACGGTGTTGAGGTCGACGCCGGCCATCACCAATTTGCTGGCAAAGGTGTGCCGCAGATCGTGGAACCGGAATTCGGTGATCGTCGCGGCCTTCACCAGCGCGAGCCAGCCCTTCTTCACGTTGTCGAGCCGGCCGTCGCCACTATCGGTACGACCGGGAAAGACATAGCCGTCCCCTGTCGTGCCCGTGCGCCGGCCGCGCAGCACGGACGCCGCTTCGGTGTTCAAGGGCACGTGGCGGGTCTGTCCGCTCTTCGCGCCTTCTCCGCGCACCGTGAGCTGCGCGCCGACGAGGTCAACATCGGTCCAGCGCAAATTGAAGATCTCGCCCTGGCGCAACCCGGTGTTGAGCGCGACGAGCACGATCGCCGTGAGGTGATCGGGATTGTCGGCCGGCCATTCCCGATAACCGCGCTCTCGTCGCCAGTCGTTCGCGGCCTGCCGTTTCGCAGTGCGTTTGTCGTCGCGTGCTGTGAGCGCCGCTCGAAGCCGCTGCTCTTCGTCCTTGGTCAGATAACGCACGATGCTGCGCGCATCGACGCGGAGGTCTTTCACCTCGCTCAGCGGATTGCGCTTCAGCAGCAGCCAGATCGCAGCCCGCCTGAGCGCCGACTTGAGCGCGCCGAGATCGCGATTGCACGTGCCCGCCGTGATGCCCGCCTTTAGCCGCGCCGAGCGCCACCGTTCGATCTGAAAGCCGGTGAACTCGCTCAGTTTCATGTCCTGGAACTCGACAAAGGCGCTGCTCTTCAGCCGCTCGATCACGGTCGTGCGCGGCCGGTGGGCCAGCATCCAGGGCGCGTAGTGAGTATCCAGATACTCGCCGAAGGTCACGTCGGCTTTCGCGGCGATCCGGGCGGCCTTCGGATCGTGGCCCTTGTCGATCTTGTTCAGCTCGTCTCGCGCCTTCACCCGCGCTTCATCCGGCGTCAACGTATCGGCCCGCCCGAGCGTGATCCACATGCCTCGGCCATAGCTGACACGGTAGGTGTGCGTGCCGGAGGCGCGGCAGCGCAGGACGAGTCCGGGATACTTCGTGTCCCAGATGTCGACGTTCGCCTTCGGGAGCTTCCGCACAAATTCTGCGTTCAGTTTTTCGCGCATTCTGGTCCTCGAACCTCAGACCCTCTTTCGTGGCTGCACCCCTGATAAAAACTCGGGGGTGCAATAGGGGTGCAAGTGCCATCACGCACCGTCTCACACCGTAGGAGAGTGTAACACTCAGATTCGGCTGAAGTGTTAGGAAAAACAGCAATACTGGTGTTTGGGGCGGGATGGGGGAAGACAGGCTGAGACGGCTAAATCGGATTCACACGGCGGGGGTCGCTGGTTCGAGTCCAGCAGCGCCCACTAACTAACCCCAATAAAATCAAGCAGTTATGAGGATGCCCCGGTTTGGGCATCCTCCCGGTCAGGCCGCCAGGGGTGCAATAGGGGTGCAACTCGGAACCGCGTTTCCGATAGGACATAACGGGGCACCGATAGCGTTCCTATCGGAGCGCCGCAGGCCAGCGAAGAACCTGCGGCACCCCTGAGCCCGTCAGCGCATCTAGTCGCCGCCGAGCTGTCTCGTATCCAACGGGAGATGTTGCCGCTCGAGGACTTCCACCCGATCGGTGAGCCGTTCGATCAGCGTCATCATCCGGGCGAGCAGCTCGCGGTAGTCCTCGAGCGCCGCGATCACTACCGCGTCGTCGTCGGTCACCACACCCTCGCCCGCAGCCGCAGCCAGTGAATCGAAGAAAAACCCGGCGCGCCGTGTTTTTGCATCGCCGCGTGGAGCGACCGCTGCGCGACGCTGACATCCGCCTCGCGATACGCCGGGAAGGCGGTCAGAGAGATCTCGGCGATCTCGATGTCGAGCAGCTCGCGGATGATGACGCCGGCGTCCTTCCGCCAGGCGTCCCGCTTCGTGCGGAAGCCGAAGCTGGCGCCATTCACATCGCCGCGACGCACGAGCTCGAGCGCCTCGCGGCCGGCCTGCGTGGGCGCCGGGTCGAGCGTGAACGCCAGGCCCCGGCTGTCCTTCCGTAGCTGCAAGGTCGCCGGCGTGCGGCCCAGGACGGCCCCGGGCTGATGGTCGTAGAGCGCGACGACGCTGCCGGTCAGCGCCTGGTCGACGGCCTGCGCCCGGACGACCTCCACGAAGCCGCCGAGGTCTCTCGAGCGCGTGTCGAACACGACGCAGTGCCCGACAATCTTCGAGGCATCGGCCCGGACCTCGACGACCGATCGACGTTCCAGAACTTCGTCACTACGTAGTGACGGACTGACGTGTTTCGCTACATCAGGCGACATGCGGTTCCTCCACGATCGGCTGCAGCGCCGCGTTGATGCGGTAGACATCCCCATCGGGAATCGGGTTCAGCCCGATCGCCTTCCGCGCATCGTTCTGCGAGAGGTAGCCGTTCTGAATCCCGCTCTGCAGCGAGGCGTTGATGCTGCGGATGTCATTGCGGAGCAGCGCCTGGCGATCGAACTCCATCGTGTAGCCGCCGAACTGCCGGCTCGTGAGCAAGTCGCGGCGCAGGGCTTGTTCCCACGACGCGAACAGCGGATCGAGCGTGTCTGTCAAATACGCCAACTGCCCGCTCTCCATGTTCGAGTAGTTCGTGCTCTCCATCAAGCCGGCTTTCCATGGGGGGATTCTGAAACAGCCGCAGATCGCCGTGCTGAGCGCCTTCATGGTCTCGTTCAACTGCGCGCTGTCGTTCTCCATCTGGATCGGCGTGAAGTTCAGTCCCTGATCGAGGACCGGAATCTTGCCGCGGCCGGCGACGCCGCCATAGTTGGACTGCCAATACTCGCGCAGCCGTTCGGCGGTGTCGGTGTTGACCTGGCCGGCGGTCTGGAGGACGCCGCTCGGCCGCGCATTGTTCTTGAAGAACGAGCCGACATACGCCTGCAGCGCCAGCGCCGAGCCGATGATCTCCCGGCAGCGCGTGATCGGGCTCTCGGCCGTCAGCTCGAGAATCGGCGGCTGGCTCGGGTCGAACAGCCAGGTATACGCCTGGCCGCCGTTGCGATAGGTCCAACGCTTGCGCCCGCTCGGGTCGCGATCGACCGTCATGAACTCCGACCAGAGCGGCCAGAGCGCCTCGACGCGGCCATCCACCCGCACGATCTCGGCGAAGGCGCGGCCAGTGGTGAGCAACTGCCATTGCAGCGCGTGCTTGAACTGATAGCCCGTCTGCTCGGGATTCGGCAAGACCGACAGGATCTCGAACAGCGGATGATCGACCGCGTCGACGTAGGTGTCTGGTCCAGTCTTCTCCCGGAACCGGATCGGCGTGCGCGCCAAGTCCTGCGAGAGCACCTGGCAGCAGGCGAACACGGCCGGCACCGTCAAGGCGGTCTCGGCGGTGACCGACACGCCGGCCGCGGTCGGCGAGCTCGAGAAGAGCTGTAGAAGGGTGGGCGACGGGACCGCCAGCGAGCGACGTTCCCACCAGCGTCTCAGTCTGTTGGCCATATCGACTCCCGTCGCCCTCACTCGCTACTTGCGTGAACCGCGTGCCGTCCCCGCCACGGCGGTCAGGCCGCTGATGTGCACGACGGCGAGCACATTCGCCACCACCAGGTCGGCCCGCAGAATCGACCGCAGCTCGCTCTGGTCGCTGTTGAACAACCGACTCGAATCGACCGCGATGGTCGTGTCCTGCCGCATGACGAGCACGACTTGGCTGCCGTCGTAGACGTAGGCATCGCCGGCGGTCAGCTGCGAGGTGACGAACACCGGCACGCCATACAGGCTCCGCGGCACGGCCTGGCCGCCGCTGCCGGCGCTGTCCTGCAGCAGCCCCTTGTTCGAGCCCGCGCCTTCCTTGAGCGTCAACAGGCCGCCCCAGGCTTCCGGCGAGGTCACGATGGCCGTGGCCTTCGCGTTGTTGCTCTCGAGCGCGGTGATGGCCGCGGCAAACGCATCGAGATTCGTCGGCACCGCGCCGAGCGGATTCGTCACGATGCCGGGCGTGTTCTTCAGGCCGCGAATCTCCGGCGCGACCCCGCTGCCCTCGAAGACGCCGAGGTCGAGCTTCAACGCGAGCGCCCGAGTGACTTGCTGCTCGAGCAGCGCAATCACGTCGGGATTGCTGTCCGCAATCAGCTCGTTCGAGATGACCGTGAGGGTCGCGAGCTTGCGCGGCGTCGCGACAAGGCCGGTATAGGCCGGGTCGCTCGCCGTGATGGGCGCCGCTTCCGCGGTCCAGTTCGCGGCCGGGTCGCTGTCGATGCGCGGGACGTGGAGTACATCGCGCATGGTCCGCACCACGCGAATACCGCTCTTGATGGCGACACTCTCAGCGGAGAGCTTGTCGAAGAAGTTCGCGCTCCAGTCATCCGGCGCAATGACGGAGCCTGGCGCCGCGCTCTCCTTCAGGTCGCGCAACGCGAGCCCGAACAGGCCGCCGCGCTTCTCCTTCTTCGACGGCTGGCGCTGGCTCTCCGGCACGAACGCCCGCTGTTCGGTGCGCTGCTCGATGGCGCGCTGCAGGCCGAGCACCGCATCGCGCTCGCGGATGGCCGTGTCGTAGCTGCGCTGCTCGCTCGCCAGGAGCGTGTCCCGGTTCGCCTGGCTCGCCGTGTCGAGCACGGCCTGTGCCTGGCTGCTTCGCAGCTGGACCTGCGTGGCGAAGCCGGCGAGGACATCGTCGCCGAAGGCGCCCCGCTGCGCCGCCAGGGTGGAGAGATCCGCCATCGGGACCAGCTCGGTCTTCTTCACGAACTCTGTGATTTCCATTTGTTTTCACCCGAACTCAGTACTGCGCAAATTTGCGCATTTGTCAGTCGCCCGGCCGGAGACCGTCAGCAACCTATCGGCTGGCTCGGAGAACCATCGGCCTGAATCCCGAACAAAATCAGCAGTTGTCCCGACCGTCCGGAAAACGTGCATGAACCAGTATCAAAAATCTCGTACTGACAAAAGTGCCCAGAAACGATGTCAGTCCTGCGGACGTCCGCTTTGATTCCAGAACCATCACCTCAGTGCGTCCGTCGGTCCATCCCCGGCAACAGCACCAGCGTCCCGAACGCCGACAGGTCGTGCGGGTCGATGCTGAAGCCGCAGATCCACTGCTCGAGGTGCTCGCCCTCCGGCGTCAGCTTCGCAATGTCGATCCGACTGTCGCGGAAGTGGATGTTCACCGACAGGTCGTTCAGCTCGTTGATGTCGGTGACGCCGGCGGCTTCCAGCAGCTGAATCGTCGCCAGCTGCAACGTCGCGACCGCGGCGCGAACGGAAATCTTTGCGGCCATCTCTCTACGCCTCCATGTCGAGGAAGAAAATCCTGGGTTCATACACCGGCGTCACCGGCATCGCCAGCAGGCCGGAGAGCGCCAGCAGCATCGCGTCGACCGCGTCGATCTTGTTGCTGCTCATCGCCGCGTCCTTCGTCGGCAGCATCGAGCCATCGCGCCGCCGCTCGATGCAGACGTTCGACACTTGCCAGGTGAGGAAGCTCGAGCCGGTATGCCGCAGCTGCCGCGCCTTGAGCCGGGCTTCCAGCTCCTTCGCCGGCGCGGTGAAGACCTTCGCGTTCTTCGATTCGACGCGGGCCGGCAGACCGGCCGCGGCCAGGTTCGCGGCGAGGTTCAGCGCGCCGAACCGCTCGATCGCGATGTCCTTGACCTCGAACCGCTCGGCGTCGGCTTTCAGGTCCGCTTCGATCGTCGGATAGTCGGTGAGGTTGCCGTCGGTGACAATCAGCTCGCCGCTCTTGATCCAGTCCCGATACGCCGGCACCGCTCGCGCCCGCTCGTGGACGACCAGCGACGGCAGGTAGCCGCGGACGAACAGGTAAATGAGATCGTCTCGCTGGAACGCCAGCGCGACCGCGGCGATGTCGTCGCGCTCGGCGAGGTCCACGCCGATGAACGCCGGCTCGTGCTCGAAGTCCTGTAAAGTCAACTTTACGTCTGCGCAGCGATGCCAGGCCGCGATCGGCAGCCAGGTCGCGGCCGAGTGCAGCCAGCGGTTCGCGATCTTCACCTCGAACTCGCCCTGCATGCCCGGCGTCGACACCGCATCATCCCGATAGCGTCGGACATACTCGAGCGTCGGCGTGATCCCGATCATCGGCGCGCTCTTGATCCACGTCGCTTCGTCTTTCCAGTCGTCGGTCTCGTCGAGTTCATACAAGATCGCGAACAGGTGATCGGCGTCGATGACACCGTCGAGCACCTTCATCGCGGTCGAGCGCAGGGCATACCCGACTGAGGTCAGCGAGTAGCCCGCCGTCGTCGGCGCCATTAGCATCGGCGACACCCGGCTCCCCTGCGCGCTCTTCAACACGTCGTGCAGCTCGAAGTTCTGCGCGTGTGATTCGTCCAGGCTGATGAAGGACGGATTCAAGCCGTCCTGCGTGCTGCTCTTGCTGTTGATCGGCTTGGCGTAACCGCCGATCGCGTCGAAGGTGATCGCGTTCGCGTAGGTGACCAGGCCCTCTTCACGCAGCCAGAGGGAGCGCCGAATCATCCGCTGCATGATGCCGAAGACGATGCGGGCCTGGCTGCCGGTGTTCGCACCGCAGACCACCTGGCAGCCAGGCTCGCGCTCGACCACCAGGTGATACAAGGCGCAGCCGGCGACCAGCGTGCTCTTCGCGCTCTTCCGGGCGACCTCGAAGAACACGGTGGTCACGAGCCGGCTGCCGTCCGGGCGCCGGAAGCCGTAGCAGGCCGCGAGCACGAACACTTGCCAGGGCGCCAGCGTGATCGTCGGCGACTGCCATTTGCCTTCGACGTGCGGCAACTTCTCGATGAAGGCGCAGACATCCTGCACCTGTTCGGGCGACCAGGTGAAATACGTCACATGTGACGCATTTCCCGCAGCTCGCATCCGCTGAAAGCGTTCACAGGCGAGCTTCGTCCAGCGGCAGGCGACAATCGCGCCGCTCAGCACGTCGGTAACGTAAGCGTCGGCGATGGCCGGGAAGTTCCGCGGCCGTAAGTTGGTTGCGACCAACTTAGGCGTCGGACGGCGCTTCGCGGTCTTCGACCGTTCGCGGCAGGGCCTTGCGGTCCCGCGTTTCTGCTTCTCCTCGAGCGGCAATTTCCTCATGCGTTTAGGCGTCGTGGCTCACGATTGGTTGACCGAAAGAAAGCCTTCTCAGGGTCTTTTTC